TTCGGCAACCATTGCCGTCTTCACCTGCAGTTTGTCTGTACGAAACAAGCACAATATTACCAGCAGTCAGCTTCTTACTAGAAACACCATTACCAAATGAAACTGCATACTTAAATTCTTCAGCAGCTTGTACGAAGAACACTGCGCTGTTTGCATTTAATCCGAATAGATCAGTTGTTTTATTCCAAGCAACAGAAGTAGTATCCGTGGCGGAATTTCTTACTTCAACTGTAATTGATGAAGAGTCAACAGTATTAGACGATAACGTAAATGTTTGATTGTTTGCAGTATTAGCAACAAACGCTTCTGTCTTTATACTTCCTTCTTGGAAAGTAACATTAGAAACAACATAGTTATTTGAACGATAGGGGATAAGCGTTTCATTAGTTGTAAATGTATAAGCAGTATTTGCGTCGTTAGTACCTCTGATGCTATAATATCTGGGCAGAGTAATTGTGTCTGGTGTATTAGCTGGTAAAGCAGTAATAGTGACATCAATAGTAGAAGCAGCTCGTGACCTTGGCGTATAGTTTAGTTCTTTGGCATGCGAAACGATTGAGTCGCGCAGCTGCGCGGGAGCCATCAAAGTCATAATCTCTAAACTCAGTTTGCTGGCTTAGATATGTCTTTAGGCTTTGCTTATAAGCAGCAAAATCTAGTTCGGTGTTGGTTAAAAATCCTTGGTTCGCCATTTTATCTTATCCTGTTTAGAAGGAACTCAACCGTTCCTGCTTGTTCGTTTCTTACTAATGAGAAAGCAATGCTTATAAAATAACTGTTTCTATCATAATCTGGCGTGACATCAATGGTGTCAATGTTAATTCTTGGCTCATATCGATTAAGAGTCTGAATAATTGTTTCGCGCAGAGCAACAGTAGTAAGCGGAGTCATCTGTTCAAACAACAATTCGCTAATACCAGCACCAAGTTCTGGGTCTAGCAATCTCTCATATTTATCAGTTACAATTAAGTTCTTAACAGAACGCTTTACAGCGTCTAGGTCATTTAATCTAACTCCGCCATTGCCATCAGCTGAACCATCTGGACCATCGCCCTCAGTTCCTCTTCCAGGAAATGCCTTAGCCATTTTTCCATTAATCATGCGAATTGGTTTTTTGGTGACTTTGATTCTCTTCCCTTCAAATCCAGGAACTGTAAATTCAACCATAAAGTCTTTAAGAGTTTTCATGTAAATTCTCCGCTGTTATAGTGTATTTAGTAGTGATTAAGAACCGAGTTTGTATTCTTTTTTCTTAACATCATCAAGAACACGCGGATCTCCAGCATTCTGACGAATCTGTCTTGCAGTCATTTTAATATCACCACGATTAGCCATAAAAGTATCACCAGCTACATCAAGATTAAAATCTCCACCAACTTTCCAATTTACATCGCCAACTGTATCAATATTTGTATTACCATTCGTAGAGATATTAGCATCGCCGATAACAGTGATATTAATGTTCCCACCAACGAACAACTCATTGTTCGCATAGGTAATCAACTGAATACCATTCTGGCCACGGATTACAATAGATTTGTCTTGATGAATGGTGATGAACGAGCCATTCTTATGTTGAATGTTGATTCTTTCTGCATTCTCTGTGTCGTCCATTTCAATAAAATGACCAGTGTTAGACTTTACTAAAACATTCTTACCATAATCAGCAGCAAATTTACTGGCTTTTTCAGTTATGGTTGCGCCACCAGCAGTTTCAACAGAGACCTTGGTTCTATCTTTCCAGTCAGATAGAGGAGTCTTTCCGTCGATCGGTCGCTCTTCTGGCATAAATGTATCTGGGAAGTTTACTTGTTCATTTCCGAGCGCGTCTAAGTTTGGAACTTTTCTGGCATATTTTTTAACTAATGACTCGTCGATAGGAATGTTGTCTGGTAGTTTTGGTAGGTCGCTGTCTATGGATAACTTAGAAAGTATTTTGTTTTCTATAATATCATCTAGATCTGACAAATAGCTATCTAGACTCATAAACTTTTCGAATGCACCGCCAAATCCAGCACCGAGCGTAGCAGTGATGTCTTCAACAGCTTTGTTTATATCTGAGAATGCTGCATCTAAACCAATAACACCTATATTGGCTGGCGAAACTCCTTTCTTGAGAAGAGTATCTACCTGTTCTTTTACAATCGCAGAAGCTTGTTCTGGAGTAGTTGTAATAGGATTGATCTTTGGATCAATAATAATCTTATTATCAAAATCTTTTACTTGTAGATTTTTTAGTTGTTCTAATACATCAGCGGAAGTGGTCACGGTTTATCTCCTACAACAGTTGGTTTCTTTTTGACTGGTTCATCATAAATATTTTTTGTTCCATCTGGTAATGTTTCTGGCGTGTGTTTTGCTTGACCATCAGTAGCTGATTTGTTTGTTCGCAGAGTATATTCCCAGTGCCAAGATTCAACAATGTCCGGTCTTCTTTTTAGATAGATTCGTTTGAATCCAAATTTTGGTGCATTTTTCATCAACCAATGATATGGTGGTCTGTTATAAATCTGAACACCAAGATCGACTGCCAAACCGCAACCGTGATTAGACCTTCCAGGTCTTGCCGAAATACTCGGTTCTTCTGCCCTCTGGCTCACTTGTCTTTCATAAGTTCTGTATGAATCGTTAATAACCCAAGTAACACCAGATTCTTTTGCAGCAGCAACCATAGCCAAGTATGCTTCTGCTGCTTCTTTTTTAAGCAAAGCTGGTCGACCCTTAACATCTGTACCCACGCGAACTAATGTAGAAGGATCAATAGTTCCATTTGCGTCTTTTATATCACCTTTTGGATTTATAGTACAAGCGCCAGGAACTGGATTTGGTTTATACGCAGTGACTACATCTGCTGCATCAGAAGGAACACCACCAAAAATACTACTAATCGCACCAAAAAATCTACCACCAACAGATTCAACACCACCGTTGATTACACCCAAAATAAATGGCTGCTGCAACAATTCTCCATCCATAAAGAACCCAAGAACCATTTGTCCTGGATTAATTTTAGCAGATCCGCCATTTAGAACAGGCGCAAGAGGAAGGTTTTCAGTTGGTAGAATTTCATCTGATGGATGAAAACCGATAGCTCGGACGCGGACGCGACCAAGTTGTGTTGGATCTGAAAAGGTATCTTCGGCAATTCCGACGAACCAGATAAACTTTCCGTATGGTGTATTAGTTAAATCTCTCATATTTTAGTTGGTATCTTATCTTTTGAAACAAATGTGGGCACAGGATATGTGACGTTTTTATTATAATTGTACGAGAATCCGAACTGATTGCTTCTAGAATCTCTGACAACTTTACTACCATTTGCGGTCATCGATTTGGCTGGTTGACCTTGACCTAAGAAGTCTGTTCGACCCTGAATAAACGAAGCAGCATTTTGTTGCTTTTGTGGATCGGTAATCGCGTTCGCAACAGCAACGAGATATGATTTAGATAATGCGCCACCTCTTGCAGTGTTGACAGCAATCAAAGCAGTATCAATATCCTTGATGTTTCTCCATGCAGCAGGGTTATTAAATGTTGGTTCGTATTGACCTCTTGCGTTTACAATACCAGCAACAGTAGATTGTTGATATGCTTTGGAACCGACTCGATTGTAACATATCGCTACCAAAGTCCAGAACTCAACGTCTGGAGAGCCACCAGTAAACAATTCTTCGATAGCAGATTTCGTAGCTTCTAGTGCACTTTGTACAGAGCCACCCAATCTTCTTAGAGAATTAAATATACCACTACCGCTTATTGCTCCGTTGATAACACCAAGAACAAATGGTTGCTGTATCAGGCTTCCATCCATAAAGAAACCTAATACCATCTGACCATTTTGAATTGGCTGAGTCCCACCACCAAGCACAGGAGACAAAGGTAAGTCTGGTGTGGCCAAAACTTCAGATGATGGATGATAGCCAAACGCACGAACACGAATTCTACCTAATTTTAATGGATCATCGAATGTATCTTCTACCATACCGATAAACCAGTAGAACTCATCATAAGGTGTATTTCTCAAATCCCTCATGGTGCACCGTTCAGCACATCTTTTTCGTATGCATCTTTGTATAAGTCAACATAGGTTTGAAATATAGTGCCTTTGATGTTGTGTTTTACAGCGCCAACTATAAAATCGCCAGATTGTCTTTTTGAATCACTGTCATCTTCATATGCACTTTTAGCAGGGACATCTAAGTTTAGAATATCTCCTGGCTTTATGGAAGGATTACCATAGACTTCAATTGTAATCTTTGTTTGTTCGAGTAAAGATCTCTGCGCGCGAGCATAGAGATATTTTTCTTCTAGGTAGTCATCGCGTTCCCAAGCAGTTTCAGAAACAGCGATATAAGAAGCTGGTGTAAAATCGTATTTTAAGTTAAGTGGATTTAATTCTATGTTGCTAGAAAATATTGGATATGAAGTATCAATCGCACTGTTTTTCCCTAACAAGAATATATTCTTAGAATCATCTTCATACTTAAATGTTTTTGTTGGTGATTTTACTTCTCTGTTTATTAGATCGATTAACACCATTTCACCTCTAAGTATACCAGAAGCCATCAAATCAAAATAATTTGAATGATCATATTGAGAAAGATACAATACTCGGAAATAATCTTTTTCTGCACTATTTTCAATAGTAGGATCATTTCGTTCAGGATAAAACTTATATTTTAATGATCGCTGTTTGTTTTCGTCGCTGGCTATAGATCTAGCAGTTCTTAACTTAAATCCTTGGTAATCTTGATAAAAGAAATATGTGCTGTCATCTGATTTAGAAGATATTGACTGCGATAATAACCTAGATATGGCATCAAATGGTTTAATCTGATGAAAGATTAAACCATTTTTAATAGTATTCTTGCTCTCGATCCAGTTATCGCCTGTTCCAATTTCTTTATCGTTGTCTTTTGGTACGGTGAATCTAGATTTTACGATTTCTTTAATAATGTTAGAGGGAGTATCTTCAGGATAGAATCTTAGCAGTGGCCAAGCGTTTGTTACTGCAGGAAAAGTGTAAGCAACAATGTCATATACTTTTTCTTTTTGTCGAGTATTTTGAATTGAGTTTTCTATATTTGTTACAAAAAATTTGAGAAAAATCTTATTGGCATCATCTTCGAATTTATACAGCGTAATCTCTATTACACTACCAAGAGCAAGTATTCCATCATCAACTAAATTAGAACTATCTGCAATTGAAATTTCTAGGCTAATTGCATATCGTAAAAGAGATTGTTTTAACGAAATAGAATTAACGAGTGTTGCAATACCAACACCAGGAGTTTGGTCTGAGAAAGTTTTCTTCAAAACAATAGAATAACTAAATTCGGTTACACTATCGTTGTTGTGTGTAATCACGCTACCAGCCGATTTCTTTTCCACATTATCCTCTTAAACTTTTTTCTAATTCCAAAGAAATTTGTTTACTAAACCTTCTATCAATAAGTCTAATATTTCGTTTTTGCTCGTTGAGTTCAAATTCTTTGTCATACGCATAAATTGGAACTAGCCAACCATCCAAATCGTCGCCCTCAAAAACATAGTTAAATGTGTTAAGCGAATATCTTTCGTCAGATACGCTATCTGCATATTCAATAACTAAAGTTTGTGCTGCTTCAACAGAACCATATTTGGTTATGATAAATTCTTTGAATTCTTCATTGCTCAAAACCCAATCAAAATAAGGATCTACTATCTGATTAGAAAGCAAAACTAACCAAGAATAATCAACAGAATCATAATAGTTATACGCTACCATTGATGGCTTTTCGCCATCTTTAACTTCATAGGTGTAGAATAGTGTTTGTCCTAATAATATTTCTTTAATGATGTTGGACTTTAGCATGATGTTTCTAAGCTCAACACCATTGTACTCTATGAGTGGAAAATTGCTAAAATATTGTTTTGCCATTTAATTGTCTCACACAAAAGGTAATGGTTTAAGTTTTTTACCAGACTTAGCCGTGTAGTTTATCTTTGCCTGCAAAGATTGTACTTCTGTTGCAATCAAATTCATATTAACCTTTGTCTGAGTGATTCTAGCATTTACATTAGCAAGTCTATTTGGATCTACTTCTCTCGCCCGTAAAATAGTATCTCTTTCTTGTTCCAACTTAGTAAGGTCAGCACGTTTTGCTTTCCAATCAGCAACTTGTTGATTAATCTGATTCTCAGTTTCCTGCTGGTTGTTAGAAACAGAAGTTTCAGAAGCTGCGTCAGATTGTGATGCACTTGGAGTTTCTGCCTCAACAACAAGTTGCTCTGGAGTCATAGATGGATTTCCAAAATTCATAATAACGTCTTTGTTCAAAGGAAATATTTCTTTGAAGGTGAGTGATAAGGCAATTGATTGCGGTGCATCAATAGTTGTAAACACGTTAAACCCATTTGGAGCATGGCTAACTTCAATGGTGGTAAGTACGCATCTTGAAAACGCATAAAGGAAATCTGTACCCTGAAATGCCAAATTAAACTCATGCGGTAAATCTAATAGTAAACCATTTGGTTGAGGAAGAGCATAATATCTTAATTGATTTATGATTTCACGCAATCTACGCGATTCTTCTTCGCTCTTTGGTTGAAACACCCAATCAAAAGTAAAAGTTCTAGGATCAACACTCTCAAAAATAGTTGCTGCGAACGGATTTGGCACATCACCAAAAAATGCAGTTGCCACACCTTTTGGAGCGATTCCTTGTAATATAGATCGTAGTACATAACTTCCCGCTGCAGCACCAGCTGGTGATAACGCTCCACCATCACCCATCCTGTCAGAAACTTCCTGACCCAACGCATAACCACCAGCGTATGCGCCAAGATCTTCTACGCTATAAGTAACATTTAATTGATCTCTAGGAATTTGTGTCGGTAGTGGCAAACAAATGTACGCGCTAGACTTTATTGATTCTTTAGAGATTAATTTTGCATTAAATTGTTCTAGTTTTCCTAACAAGCCTTTTTGCAAGCCTTTTGCTGCTTGTTCTGCTTTTTGATCGTTTGTTAGGTCTTTTGTATTTTCATTTGTGGTTTTGGCAGGTTCTTTGCTATTTCCGCCAACCAGACTTTTTATATCTGAACTGAATTTCTTGAAAGAAGTTTTCACAGGTTGCATGATAAAACTGTAGCCAATATCTTCTTCTCTCTCATCTAAGAATGAGAGAGTTTTACCGACCTTGGTTTCTTCTTTTTTCTTGGCAGTGGTCTTCTCAGCGTCATTATTACCGCGAGGAAATTTGTAATTATGGGTTCCAGCTGGCATATAAATACCTTGTTGATTATACTCTTTTATTTAGGCGACAAAATGGCATGGAAAGGAAGATATAAGGTCAAGAACCCAGCTAAATATAAGGGTGACCCGACCAAAGTTATTTATAGGTCAAGTCTAGAACTAAAGTTTATGAACTTTCTTGACACGCATTCTGATGTGCTTGAATGGAACTCAGAAGAAGTTGTAGTGCCATATCGCTGTGTTACGGACAACAAGTTACACCGATATTTCGTTGACTTCTGGTTTAAGAAAAAAACGCCAGATGGTAAGATAGAAAGTATCCTCGTCGAGATTAAGCCACTGGCTCAGACTCGCGAACCCATCAACGAAGTGATGACTTGGGGCAAGAATCAATCGAAATGGAAAGCTGCCGAAGAATACTGTAAAGATCGTGGCTGGAAGTTTCAAATTATAACAGAGAAGGAATTAAACAGCTAATGCCTGCATACATTTATACCAGATTGGTGAAAGAAGCTACAAAAGCTGGCGTAGACTTAACAGCGCATACCAAAAAAGCAGTTACATGGTTAAGATCCAAGTATACTGAAATTGGTAAGAATGCTGTTATTCCCTCTAAGTTTATCAACGAAGCTGAAAACAAAAGAAAGCGCGTCAAGATGGGTAGAATGTATATGTTCTTATACGACCCAAAAGGAAAGAAAGAACTTCCATACTACGACCGCTTTCCTTTAATCTTTCCAGTGCAATTTGCGTCTGATGGATTCTATGGCTTGAATCTACACTACTTACCACCAATTCTACGCGCTAAGTTGCTCGATGCATTATACGAATTGAGAGTCAACAATGATAAGAAAGACGAAACCACAAGGCTTCGTCTAACATATTCGCTATTGTCTGGCGCTGCGCGCTTTAGATTTTTTGCTCCCTGTTTCAAACATTATCTATACGAGCATACTCGCTCGTCATTTATCTATGTTCCGCCAGAAGAGTGGGATATGACAGTATTCTTACCAACAGAACAATTCAGAAAAGCTACCAAAGAAAAAGTTTGGAAAGATAGTAGGAGCAAAGTATAATGGCTAATCGATTTAGTATTGACAGCTTTGTAAGCAAATTCTTAGAAGTGGGCTTGATACAACCTACTAACTTTTATGTGAGTTTTAAGACACCACTTGATGGATTTGATGATGTGGCGTTTTTATGCGCTGCTACTTCGCTACCAGCAAAGAGAATTACTACAACAGATTTAAAACCATATGGATATGGTCAAACGATTAGGATGCCATATGATGTTATGTACGACGAAATAGAGCTTACGTTCTATGTCGACGCGAAGCGTGCATCATCATTGCATTTATTTGAAAAATGGACTTCTTTAGTTATTGGTGGAGCTGGAATTGGCGCAGACGGTAAATTAGATAGAACCAATCTAAATGGGCATAGGCTGTTTCCTAAGAATAAAATGCAAGTTGCATACAAGAAGGATTATATTAAAGATGTAACGATTTATGTTTTGAATCAGATAGTTGGCACTGAAGTTGTAGAAGATGCAGATTCTGCAACGGGGTCAACTTCAATGGCTTTGATTCAATGTACTTTAGTTGACGCATATCCTATTCAAATCTCACCAATACAGCTAGACTGGGGTGATGATAATGAATTCATGCGAATCAATGTTACATTTGCATTTAGAACAGTAGAGTACAGGTTCGGCGAATTAAATCTACAAGCTGTCGAGGGTAAATATTACAATGCGCGCTCTCCTTATGATACAAGCGCAAAAGTAAACCAAGAAGCCAAAGATATATCTAACTTCTTGAATAGTACTGCAAATTTCATCGGTAGTATTGCTGCCACAGCTCAGAAGATTAATCAGTTTAAGACCAACTTGACTGTTCTAAGAAGAGCAGATGGTATTCTGAATACGACCAGTGCATTACTGCCGTTCTTAGGAAACAATAAAACCGCGACTGACACTATAAATAATGTTAATAAGATTATCTCAGGAACTAATTTCATAAAACAGAATCTGAATAATATTAGAAAATTCCCTTAATAAATGATTGACTGATTGGAGAAATACAATGGCTTTACCAAAAATTAAACAACCTATCTTTGAACTAGAGATTCCATCAACAGGTCAGAAGATTCGTTATAGACCATTTACTGTAGCTGAAGAAAAGATTCTTCTCGTCACCAAAGAAAGCGACGATATAAAAGATATGGTAAATGCGTACAAAGCAATCGTAAATAACTGTTGCTTAGATAGTATCGATGTTGACAAATTATGTTCGTTCGATCTAGAATACTTCTTTTTGAATATTAGAGCGAAATCTGTTTCTAATATTGTCGCAGCTAGAATCAAAGACGAAGATGACGGTCAAACATATGACATAGATATCGATCTTGATAAGTTAATCGTATCAAAAACCAAACCAGAAAGATTGATTAAACTGACTGATGATATTTCTGTTTTGATGAGTTATCCTACATTTGATGTTATCGCTAAAGTAGGAAAGATGGACGAAAGCAATCAAATGTTAAACACTATGATTGCTTGTATCGAACAGATCTATCAGGGCGAGGAAGTATTCGAAACTTCAGAATACTCAAGGAAAGATATGGAAGAGTTCGTTCTTTCTATGGGTGTTAAAGAGCTTCAAAAGATTAAAGAGTTTTTCGATGGCATGCCAAAGGTATATGCTGAAGTCAAGTATAAAACTAAAGATGGCGTCGAGAAAATGATTAAGCTAGAGGGTATCCAAAGTTTTTTCGTCTAATGGTAGGGTATATGTCCCTGCCACATTATTACGAGCTTAACTTTGCGCTGATGCAGCATCACAAATATTCTCTCGAGGATATTAATGATTGGCTACCTTTTGAACGTGACATTTATGTTAATATGCTACTAAAACACCTAGAAAAAGAAAAAGAACGAGCAAAGAGAAACTAAATGGCAACTCAACAACCGCTACCAAGAGTCAATACCCAACAAGGTAGTCCTAGTCCTGCAAGTCAAGGCAGTCAAGGCAGTCATGATACAATTATGATTGACATTCAAAAAATACAGCTAGATGTTTTGACAGATATGCGCGGGATTATGAAAGCGATAGCAGTTAAAGGACTTCATAGAAAACTCTCGTAAGGACACTGCGGATAAACTAGCTGAAGCAGAAAAACAAAGAGAAGGAAAGTTAGTTGATGACGCAGCCAAACCAGCGAGTTTACTCGATACGCTAAAGAAGGTCTTTGAAGAATACTTTGGTATATTTAGAATGGTATTTAACATATTAAGACTTGTATTGGTACCATTAGTTATTGGATTTATAGCTGGCTTTAGAGAAAAATTTGACTTATTGACTGTGTTCCTTGCTGTTGCCATATTGTATCCGATAAGAACATTTAAGTTTATGATCAGGGTCTTTGGATTCTTATTCGAAGCTCTAAAAAGTATCGGAAAATTGATATCTAAGATTGGACCTGCGTTCCAGGGTGCAGTACAAGGAATAACTAATTTCTTTAGAAGGATGCGCATATTCTTCTTGAGAACATTAGATTTAGGTAAAATATTACAACCGATTCGTGCTCTATTTTCTGGCGGAGCTGGCATATTCCAAGGATTAGCAAAAGTGCTCGGTGGAATCTTTAGAGTATTCAGCAAGCTGTTTATTCCATTAACGATAATAATGGCAGTGTATGATGGTATAATGGGAGCAATCGAAGGATACAAAGAAGGCGGTATAATGGGAGCAATCAAAGGTGCGCTCGTTGGTATTCTTGATGGATTGATCGGATGGTTAGTCGGAATAGGTCAGTGGATTGTTTCTAATTTGCTAGAACTGTTTGGATTTGATGAATTAGCCAAGGCAGTAGATGAATTTAACTTCAAAGAATTCTTAAAGAAATACATATCATTCTTAAATCCATTTACTTTGTTGCTTTCTGTGTTCGATGAAAACAGTCCAATTAGGAAACAGTTTAGCGCAGCACTTGATAAATTGGGTAATGTTGGCGATTTCATATCAGATATCTGGGACAGTATTACGGAAACCATAAAAAATATATTGATTAAAATTGGTAAGGCGGTTCCAGGCGGTAAGGCATTGCTCAATGCTCTTGGTCTAAAGGGAGAAGATGAAAAAGCACAAGGCAGATCGGCTGCACCTCTTATGGCCATGGACGAAGAAACAAGAAAAGAATATGACGCTATTGATACTGGCAACGAACAAGTGGATAATTTGGCTAGAACTGCTTTAGAGACTGGTGATCGAGAATTATATGAAGAATTGACAGGATCGGGTCGTGGAGCCACGGGGCTTTTTGATACTTCAGAAGATACTGAGTCTGCTAAGAAATTAATGATGGAAAGAGGATACACCGCAGAACAAGTAGAAAGGTTGGCACAAACTGGATACATGGGAAGTCGTTCTCAAGTTCCTGTTCCTGTGCCATCACCAAACAAAGCTGAACTAATCGACGAAAAAACCAAAGAAGCAGACAAAGCCAAGCAGCCAGAAGCACCAAAGCCAGCTCAAACTAACAATACAATTCTAAATGCACCAAACAATGCCAAAACAGCAATTAGTATGAACCAAGCACCGCACGCGGACAGAGTAGGACTCGGTAGCAGAGGAAATGCTGGATACAGTGGATTCAACAAAGTATACACCTAAAGAAAAGGGAGCCGAAGCTCCCTTTCTTTTAACCAGCTAGTTTTCGGAAGAAATCCAAATCATCATCTTCATCTGAAGCAGGAGTATCTGCTACTGGAGCAGATTGCGCTTCAGCGACTTTCGCGCGAGGAACGTACTCAGCGACTTCTTCATC